TCATCGAACGTCAGTGTATATCCACGTGCATCACAGAACTTCTTGATCTTCTGGCTTAGACCAGCATAGACCGTTCCAGAGAGGTTGTTGACCAGCCTGATCTTCCCGTCCCACATACGGGCACGGTACTTAGGATGGAACTTATAGTTGTCTGCATAGAATGTTAATTGATCCGACAACTCCATGATGGTTGACGGATCTGCACATACCTTGATGTGTACGCTATTGATGTATTTTAGGTGGACATCACTCATTAAATACCAACTTTAAATTTCTCCCATTCAATTGCAGCCTTGATGTTGAAGCCGCGGCCTGTCAGGGATTTGATGATTGATTCTAGAAGCTCAATCTTTTCTTGTTGGACACCAATACGCAACGACATATTGATGACCTCTTGATCCGCCTCTATATAGTTATTCACGTCAGAACGGATGATTTTGCCCTGAGGTGGAAGTCTCCAACCCTTGGCATGTGATTCCTCCGTCGGTCCCATAGTAAAGAACTCGTTCTTGGCAAGCTTCAGTTGCTTGAGTTCAGCCTCGTACTTACGAAGAACCAGTCGTTCATTCGTAAAGATCTTGAAATACTTGTGATGGAGTTTGGGGATATTCAGTGCCTCTGTTCCGAGTTCTGAACGGTCGATATGGGAGTCTTGCTCCCACAGTGCGTATATATCATCTATCTTCATAATAACCTTTATATCACGGTTTACGAATTAAGTACACCTATTTCGTAGCGCAGGAAGCGAAAATCTACTGTACATTCAAGATAGTTGACGTCAGTATCCATGGTATTAAACTGTAGGTCTGATATGTCAATCGGGAAGAGATCAACAAACGTTGCTGACAGGTTACCAAGCTTACGGCTGTTATTGATTACCAGCGTCGCATCTGAGTAGAGACCTTCGTTGCTTTCTTTTAACCTGGCATAGTCTTCAAAAGAACTAGGAGAACCGAGGCCCTTCATCCAGTTATGGATCTCAAGATAGTCTGCCATATCCTCATTGACACGGAACGTGATAGTCAGTGGTGAGAAGACGATCTTACCAGAGTTCGGGATAGACACGAATGGTGTGGCAGTCTCTGTAGACGACAGTGACATACCTGGGAGGCGAACTGTCTGCACGTTGAAGTTAATATTCGGTGTACGTGACAACACGAACTTAAAACTTAACGGTGATAGGAAGTTAGGATTGGTTGTCTTAGCCACAGTTGTATTACCTTTAAGCTGATATTATCATTATATACTGTTCTATTTATATTGTACATAAAAAAAGGAGGAGGACCTTTCGATCCCCCTCCCAGTTTTTGGTTGGTTACCCAACTCTTATGATTACATAAGGTTGTTAACAAGAACGCGACGGTAGTACTTGTTCGAATCCTGCTCAAGAGTTGCAGTCGAATCGGCTGCAGTTGTACCCTTGGCGAATGGATTTGGAGCCATACCGTAACGTGTCTTAAAGCCGATCTTTGGCTGGAAGCTGTTAGGATCAACTGCACGAACCATCTGAAGTGGAACATATGGGCAGTAGAACAGACCAGCGTCAAACGCATTCGAACCCTTGTAGCCAACAACCAGGAAGTTGGTGCCTGCATATGGATCGATATACACCTTGATGCGACCGTTAAGAACACCAGCAAACGTGTTGCCTGTGTCGTCAACGTTCAGGTTGTTGCTGTTAAGAGCAGGGGCGTAGTCAAGAACACCAGCCATCTGAAGAGCAGACGCAACGTCTGACGAACAGATGATAATGTTACCCTTACCACGACGTGTCTGCTTAGCAATCTGGTTGCATTCGCGTTCAATCTGGAACAGAAGACCCTTGAACTTTTCAACCGACCAACGACCGTTTGAGTCAGTGTCAAGATCGAAGATACCAGCAGTTGTAGTACCCTCAGTTGCACCCTTTTCAGCAGTGATGATGATCGAGCGAACAACTTCACGGTTGATTTCAGCAAGGATTTCACCCGAAAGGATGTTGCTGAGTTCTGTTTCAGCGTCAAGACCGTGAATTGCCTTCAGATCCTGTGCAAGTTCAAGCGAGTATTCAGCCTTAAGGGCACGTGTCTTTGCAGATACTGTAACCTTTTCGATGCTGAAGCCCATTTCTGGGAAGATGTAAGTGCTGTTTGAACCAAGCAGTTCGCCTGTTCCAAGCAGAAGACCCATCGTATAGTTATACGTTGAGTTGCCGGCGTTGTTCGAAGAACCAGGAGCCGTACCAACAGTGTTAGCACCAACAGATGTTGCAGTAGCTGCACCTGTATTAGCAGAATCAACACCAGCGCCTAGGCGTGACGAGTGACCTGTGTTTGCTTCGTTGTAGAATGCTTCGGCGCCTAGAGCGGTCGAGTTAGCATACTTAGAACGCATTGCGAAGATAAGGCCGGTTGGACCTGTCATTGGCTGAACGCCGCAGACATCGTATGCGATCAGGTTTGGCATCGAACGACGAACCAGTGAGATAAGCACTGGGTCAAAGTTTGAAACGTTACCAGCAACGTTCGTTGGCGACTCGCCAAGAAGCTGCTGCGAGTTGCCGTTCTGTGCGTCTTCGCGCAGAGCGTTCTCGGTGTTTTCTAGAATTTGTGCTGTGACAGCGCGCTTGTGAGCGGACTCGATCGTAGGTAGATCGGCGTGCTCAAGAACGGGCTTCCACTTATTTTGGACTTCCTCAGCTAACATTGTATTCTCCCTTTACCTTTTGGTATCTTGGTTTGGTATTTTATTTATTATTTTACAGTTCTTGAAATTGACTGCACGTAATGAGCCATATGAGCAGGCACAGGAGCAGCTGTTTCTTCGGTTAGTTCTTCAGCTTCTTCAGCAATAACGCCAGTCGAGACAACCTTCTTACCTTCGGTGAAGTACTTGTCCTTAATGATGTTTAGCTTGCGAGCATACGTATCAGCGTCACTGAATTCAATACCTTCGGCTAGTGTACGAAGCTTTTCAACCTGAGTGGCTGCAAGACCTTCGCTAACTTCGTCGAATGTAGCTTCTTGAGTTGCTTCATCGATAACAGTCTGAAGTTCGATCTGTGTATTGATCGACTCATCAAGCTTTGCCTGGAGTTCTTCCATTTGAGCTTGAAGTTCGCCAAGAACATCGATGCGATCTTCTGGAACATTGATATACGATTCAGCGAATAGATTGTAAAGACCTTCCATGAAGTTCTCAGCAATCTCGGAGCGGAGTGAAGACTCGATAGCGAGCTTGTTGTCTTCAACCCACTGTTCAACAACATAATCAAGATACTGATCGATCTTTGTTGTCATTTCTTCCTTGACAGCTTCGACTTCTTCAGAAAGTGCTTCAGCAAATTCTTCTTCAAGACGAACTGTTTCAAGATTCATGCGAGCTGTAAGAGCCGCTTCGAAAAGTGTTGAAGCACTTTCCTTGAATTCTTCTGTAAGATCTTCACCAGCAAACATTGCTGTGATATCTTCCTTGACTGCACCAAGCGTTGCACGTGGCATCTGGCCCAGAGCTGGCTTACCACCAGGAGCTGTAGCAGATGGTGTTAGAGCAGCTTCCTTGCCGATCTGTGCAAGCGCATCGTTAAGGAAGTGAGAAAGATCTTCACCCTTAAGTTGTGCTAGTAGTGATGTGAAAGTAGCAAGCTTTTCAACTGTGCTTGAACCTGCACCTGGCTTCAGGGTATCTGAGCCTGCAGATTCTTCGATTTCGTTTTCGAATTCATTCTCAACGATTTCGGCGTTATCCTTATCTGACATTGTACTCTCCTTGTGAATTTTATTTATTTATATTGGATTAAGATTTGGAAATTTCGTTGAGAAAGTTCTCAAAGATCTGTAATTTACGTTCTTGAAACTCGCGTGATCTAACCGCAGACTCGATCTGCATCTTAGATTGATGAGCTACCAGCATGCTGTTTTCCCAGATCCATTCGACACCTTCCATAATGCCATTAACGAATGCATCAGGAGCTGAAGGGTCAGCAACGATATCAGCGGCGGTTGCTAGATGGAAATCGTCTTGTACCTCGTTGATGCCTTCCTTGTTGAGACGCAGTGATCCCATACCACGAGAAGAAACACCAAGACGTACACCAGACTCAATAAGACCCTTGGCTGTATTACCCATTGGGGTATCAGTCAGCTTTGCCTTACCGATCCAGTTCTGACCTTCTTGACGAAGGCTTGTGATTACGTGAGATACACGATCAA